CGTTGGAGGGGAGCGTGAGTTTTTCCCACAAGGCGAGTTCAAATTGTCCGAGTTGTTGCCCACAGGAAGGAAGGCCGACAAAGCGTTGCAGGAGCACTTCCATAAGAATGACATGATAAGATACGCATGGAGATACATCGGCTGTTTCTTTGGTGATGACTCAGTGAGGTCTGCATACCCATATATTGGGATATTGCGGGTAAAGGTGGCGATGATGTATGTAGGCATTCAAGACGGCATGAAAGCCAAGCTCGATGCTGTATGCCTGCCAAGCAATGGGGACTCCATTGAATACCTGAGCCGTCACTTCTTTGCCCTGCATCACGACAGTTGTGCATCCTATTGCAAGATCGAGAAAGCATTGGCAAAGCTCACGGTAGCGTCCGCAAGAGACCCATGGCGTTACGTGTCCAAGTTACTGGGTTACCTTACAACCGATTGGCGGACACCAGTGGTAGGCGCGTATTTACAAGCGGTATGCTCGATGTACGGGTTGACTGTCATGACCCACAACGATACCAACAAGGTTTTGTTTGACAGGGAAGTCGTAGTCACCACTCATGATGGCATCGAAATTGATCATCCATACGGCGACCCTGACAAGCTGGAAAGCGGCTTGCGCGAAGCAGACCCGGCTGTCATGCGACTATTCACTGCCGACCGAGACCTATATTACAAGTTGCTAAATGGGTCATATCCATGGGTTAGGGGTGACACCGAGATGGCATACGAGCATGCTGCCTATACACTTGGTGTATCGTCAGTAGACCTGCAGCTGTTTGATGAGAACTTGCGGCAGCAATCAACCTGGAGCGGCATTAAGAGTTGTTCTTTGCCTGGCACGCTTAGCGAGTTCTCTCCGTGTGCATACTGGCCCGAGCACAGCTGTAACAAGTGGCTGGACGTCTTAGAGCCGTTGACTGTAGGTCAATGCAATTACGGGAGACGCCACCCAGATGACGCGCCTAACACCACGCGAACATATCCGTTTTCGACTATGCTGTTTGGGCTAAGCCCTCAGATGATCGACTTTGACGACCCGGCTCAGGTCGAAAAGTTACAGCAGTATGTGGCCTCATGCTCGGGCTGCACACCACCTAAGTCTAACGTGTTTCCAAAGGAGTTGGTCAAGATGGCCAACGCAAGCCAAGTGCCCGAACAGCTAAGCAACTTGTTTGGCCTTGACCATCACTTGCAGCGCAACGCCAAGCAGGAGCAGGGCGATAACGCTTCGCCGCCTACCAATACCAAGAGCGTGGAGGAGAGCTTGTCCGCGAGTGCAAGGTGGGCGGTCATGCACCTTGCCGACAAAAGTAGCCAGGACATAACTAGACAGGACCAAAAACTTGCAAACACTAACTCAAAAACAAAAACTAAAGGAAAAAAAAC